TGCTGATATCCTCCTAAAGTAGATTTTCCTAAATTATATACATATGTGAGAGAAAGTACAAGTTTGGTTATGGTCTGCAAAGATCGGACCATATGGAAATAATGTTAAAAAAATACTTGACGCATGGCTTGGCCTATGGTAGTATAATACACGGTTCGTTGGTCAAGCGGTTAAGACGCCGCCCTCTCACGGCGGAAACACGGGTTCGATTCCCGTACGGACTGTTTTAAAAGTCGCATAAACACTGTGTTTGCGGCGTCTTAAAAAAATTGGTACTCAAAATGGTACTCAAAAATTGAACACAAAAGAAAGGAGTCTGCGCAAGTGCTTTAGATTCTTTTCTGAAAATGGTAAACTTGGAACGCTGTGGCGTTCTTTTTTTTATGCGGTTTTTCTGCTTATTTTTTGCGGAAGAACCGTATTTTTTTATGCAAAAATATAAGCATAGGAGGGATGCGGAATGTTATTTACAGATGAAATTCTTGAAAAAATCTTAACAAGAGAAGATGTGTCAAAGGTTCCGCTTGTGTATCAGTCAGCAATGATTCACGCAATCAAGGAAGTATTGGAGGAAGAGAATGTATCAGATGCAAAATCAGAATATGGCATTTAACCCAAACCCAAGCTATGCCGCTTATCAGTACAACCCAATGCAGAGGTTTCAACAGCCAGAGCCACAGATTCCGCAGATGCAACCACAGTTTCTTGGAATCCAAGGAAAAGTAGTACAGTCGGAATCAGCGATCATGGCGAATGATGTACCTATGGATGGAAGTGTTGCGTTTTTCCCGATGCAGGACATGAGCGCAATCGTTGCGAAACAATGGGATGCCAATGGAACAATCAGAAAGACCGTTTACAAGCCTTTTAATGAGCAGATGGCAGATTCTTCGAGTGACGATAAAAGAATTGAAATAGGGCTGTCTGACGATGCGACAAAGGCTATTACTGACAAATTGGATTGTTTGTTTGGCAAAATGGAAGAGTTGGAAGATAAGTTATCTTCGCAAGCGCAAAGAAAATCTTCACGAACACAAAAGGAGAGTGAGTCTTAATGAATCCTATGCAGATGTTACAGGGAATGAAAAACCCACAGCAGTTTTTACAACAAATGATGGGGAATAAAAGCGTAATGAACAACCCTATGGCTAGAAATGCTATGCAGATGGCACAAAAGGGAGATTCCAAGGGCATTGAGCAGATGGCTAGGAATTTGTGCAAAGAAAAGGGAATTGACGCAGACAAGGCTTTTGAATCGTTTAAAAGTCAATTAGGAATGTGCTACTAATTCTTGCAAGATTATGTATATAAAAAATGAATTATGGAGGTAAATTCTATGTTTAACACAGGTAATTGTGCATCCGTTCCGCTTGTTGCGAACATTGACGGAAACGGAAATAACAATGGATGGGGCGCAGAAGGCTCATGGTTATGGTTCATTATCGTTATCTTCGCTATTTTCGGATGGGGTGGATTCGGTAACGGATTCGGAGGAAACGGAATGAATGGTGGTGTCGGAAGCGAAATCCAGCGCGGATTTGATAATCAGGCGGTTGTGTCAAAACTTGATGGCATTACAAACGGACTTTGTGACGGATTCTATGCAGTGCAAACCGGCATGAATGGCATCAACACAAACATTTTGCAGACCGGATTCGGCATTCAGCAGGCTATCAACGCTGATACAGTCGCTAACATGCAGAATACAAACGCATTACAGTCACAGCTTGCTAACTGCTGCTGTGAAACAAGAGAAGCTATCCAAGGCGTAAACTACAACATGGCAACTAACACTTGCGCGTTGCAGAACACCATGAACAGCAACACGAGAGACATTATCGACAGTCAGAATGCAGGAACACGCGCTATTCTTGATTATCTCTGCAATGAGAAAATTTCTAGCTTACAGGCAGAAAATAACGACCTTCGCAGAGCAGCTTCACAGGATCGTCAGAGCGCACTGCTTACAACTCAGATGGCGGCTCAGACACAGCAGATTATCAACGCGGTAAATCCGTCTGCTATTCCGGCATATGTTGTACCTAACCCAAATGCTTATGCATATGGATGCGGATGCAACACAGGATGTGGCTGCTAAAACTAAATAATTGAGTATCTTAATTGAGTTTAACTCGATCATGTCTGCTATGCAGTATTACTTATAACCAAAGGGCAGACTATAATGTTTGCCCTTATTTTTATGGAAGAGAGGTAAAAATAATGGAAGTAACAGGAATTGCATTACAAACCGTTGCCGCTGGAGAAGATGTTGCATTTACAGAAACGGCAGTAAATGGAACAAAATGTATCGTACACAGACAGGGAAGTGGAATTATCAAGTTAAGAGGTATCACAAATCAGTGTAAGGCTAGATTTTTGGTATCGTATTCCGGCAACATTCAGATCCCGACAGGCGGTACAGTTGGAGAGATTTCACTTGCCATTGCAGTAGACGGAGAGCCTTTACAGTCAACACGAATGATAGTTACTCCGGCAGCAGTACAAAATTTATTTAACGTTTCGGCTCAGGCATACGTTGATGTACCTTGTGGCTGTTGCAGTACAGTAGCGGTGCAGAATACATCTACACAGGCTATTGAAGTACAGAACAGTAATTTGATTGCAGTAAGGGAGGCTTGATATTATGCATAAGTTTGCGAAACAGATTATGGATTGCGTGAAAGCCCACGTTGACGGCATCGGAATTGAGAATTTTGAGGGTCAAAACCTTGATGATCTCAAGGATTGGACGGAGATTGCAAAGAATATCGTATGCTTTGACAAAGACTATAACATTGTTGAAGCCATGAAAAAGTCTGAAGATGAAGAAATCATGCGCATGGTGGAAGAATTTGGGGATTATCCGGGAAGAAGATACTACAATGAGTACCGGTACTCAAATGGCAGATTCGCACCGAAAGGACGCGGAACACGCAGAGGATATGTAGAACCGCCATATTATCATCAGATGCCGGAAGATTACCACGAATGGGAGAGAATGCCGGAATACGACCGAATGAGAGACCTTGACAGAATGAGTATGGGAAAGATGTATTATTCAGAGCCTATGAGCGGAAATAATGGCATGAGTACCGGTACTCACGATGCAAGAGAGGGTAGAGCCGGTATGAGTCGGAGAAGTTACATGGAGACAAAGGAAATGCATAACGGAAATTCACCGGAAGATAAGGACGCAAAGATGAAAGAACTCGAAAAGTACATGAAATCTCTTTCGGAAGATGTGACCGAACTGTTTTCCGGTATGTCCCCAGAAGAGAAACAGTTAACCAAGACAAAGCTGACTACGCTTGTCACGAAAATGTAATAGAGAGGGCATTTTGCCCTCTTTGTTTGCGAGGTGGTAAAATTGTTCACGATAAACAATGGAATATGGAATTTGGTCAAAGTATCGCGTTACAGCGATATGCTACAGAGAAGTGATGGAAGCAGAACGGTAGGCATGACCGACAGAGACACGAAAACAATATATCTTGCGGATGATCTACGCGGAAGGTTCCTTGAACGTGTGTTATGTCACGAATTATGTCATGCGTTCTGCCTTTCGTATAATGTATACATGGATATTGATACAGAGGAAATTGTAGCAGATTTCTTAGCTACATACGGAAGAGAAGTATTTGAAATTGCAGACAGACTATTGATTGAACTTATGGAGGTTGCATAATGGATAAAATTTCAGAACTCTTACAGTACGTGCACCGGACGAATCCGGAAATGACCAGGGAAAAGCTGATAGAAGAGTTGAGCAAAAGCGACTATGCGGCGCGGTCTTTGATTTTCACGAAAGAAAACATCGTTGCGCTAGGTCAAAAATAAATCCGGCGGTTTGAATTGCCGCCGGAATTGTATCAGACTTTCGGAATGTAAGAACCTTTCATTATTTCTATAGCGAGTTTCGCGCCTTCCGTCATGTAAAAATCATTATTCTTTGCACAGCAACTAAAAAGCAGTTCCTCAAACTCTGAATATAAATTTTCACTTAATAACCCTTTTAGCTTCTCTGTTAAGGGAGAGAAGTATTCAACAAAGGCATTTCCGGTTTCATTGTCAAGCTGACTTGAACATACAATTTTGATAAATTCATCCATTTTAGTAGTCTCCTTCTTCTGTTAATAAATAGTTGATATATCCTGTCGCAAGTCTGGCAAGGCTTTTACTGCCATCCAACAAATCCAATTTGTACTCTGGTCTATATCCAAACCTCTGCACATAGAACTTTTCTTCAAGTTCTAAGTCGTAAATATCAGATAGCTCCACGAGAATCTTGTGATATAAAAATTTTCTCGTCCACCCAAACTGTTCCATGATAATTTTTAATTTCCAATTATTTTTTCTGAACCACGCTCCGCGTGATGCGTCCAATTGCTGTTTTGAAATGTAACAATCTGCAAATAGGTCATCATTTTTCGGCAATGCCGCCTGTGGTTTCTTTATGGTTTTCTCCATATCGGTAAAACGTTTCACGTATCGGGCAGTAAATACGATGCCTTTTTCTCCGTTGAATTTGTTCGCAAGAAAATCACATCCTAACTTGGTTACTTTGTAGCACTTGTTTTCTTTTCCGGATTCATCTTTGTAGGTAGATGGAATGAAATAATCACTCGCACCTAAATTGTGGTGAGTCAAAATTTCAATGATTCCTTCGGTATGTTTGCCCCTTACATCCTGTCCTTCCAATTTTCTTAAAACTCTGTCGTGACGCATTCCCATCATTTCTGCAATCTCTAAAGTAGTGATGGTTTGTTCTATTTGGTTCATGCTTATTCTCCTTTCTGAAAAACAACATTATGTTTGTTTTGAACAACCTCATAGTTGTATTATAAACAACAGTTTATTTGTTGTCAACAATATTTTAGTTGATTTATTGTTTTATTTGTTGTATTCTGTTTCTTGTATAAGAAAGGAGGCGTATGATGTTTACCAAATTATTAAGATTAACATTGGTTGAAAAAGAAATGACAGCTAAAGAGTTAGCCGCAAAGATAGGGACAACTCAACAGAACCTATCAGCAAAAATGAAGCGTGACAACTTTTCAGAAAAGGAAATGCGGCAGATTGCGGATGCATTGGGGCTTGATTTAGAAATTGCAATGAAAGAGAAGAAATAAGAAAACCCGCCAGTTAGGCGGGTTTTTGATGAAAGAAAATTTTTCCCGCGCCCCAAAAAATATTTCGTAATTTTTTGTACCCCCCTGGGGTAGCGTTTTTGGGGTCAAGATTCCATTTTCACGGATTCTCAAAAACGTGTAACGAACGTGCAATTATCTGCGATATCCCGCAAACAGCACAAATACACTATATGTTATGCCATATATAGATAATTCATTGATGATATTTGATGATATTGCCGATCACAGGCAAACGCCAGAAGACGCCTGCCCGGCTATAGTTACAGTCTAGCATAGACCACATTTTACCACTTGTCAAGATAGTTTTTCCCATCGTACCGGCTGTAAGTGTGTGTTATGTTTTCCGTCCTTTGCGTGATCTGTAACCAATCTCCGCCACGCTGGGCGGTTATTTTGATTTTTGCAGATTCCACCCATTCCACACCCTCGAACTTGGAATAGCCGCACGTTTTGCCGGATATTTCCTGATAACCAAGGGCAGACACCCGGCGCATGATTTCCCTTTTTCCGATATACTCATATTTTCCCATCTTTCCTACCTCCAGACGTTCCGCGCTTACTCATGCATATATTTTTTCATCCGTCGCGCGATAGTTGGTTTACGATCAGCCACGCTTGCAAGTCCCCATACGCCACCCGGCGCACGGCTTGCCCGTTGTGATCGGCTTTAATATCGTAGGTCATACACTTATACCTCCTTATATCGTGTTTATTTGTCAATGTGCGTTATATGCCCGCATCCGGCGGAACGGTGTGCAATCTGTTTTTTGTTGGAGATGCACAAGCTCCAAAGTGCCGCAATAGTGACGGCTTGCGATCTTGCCGCCGCTCTTAATGATAGAACGGTAGAAACGAGCTTTCCCGCGTGTCTTGCGTCTGCATTAAAGCAGATCAACCGCGATTATTTACGGCTGCGGCGCGCCGTGTGACGGCAATATGCCGCCATATAACCCGATGCAGTCCCAATATATGACCATCGGTTAATAAGTCCACGCCGCCGGAATCGAACCGGTACGCAGCGCCACCAGGCACGCGGAAAAGGGCGGAAGAGTACCGCCGGTAGTGATCCGGCGTGCATTCTCTGCGGCGGTTGGTTACTTTACATAAACTCGTACATAATTCTTGTTTTTGTTGTATGAGTAGCTTTTTACTTGCATATTGTCAAATTCATTCCCGGTTTCTGCGCCGTAATTTGCGCAGACCAATTTATTGTTTTCGCCGTATATTCTCCACGGTACACGGCAGGCGTTCCAATCACATTCCATAAATAATTCATATAGCGTTCTTTTCATGGTTTCAAGTCCTCCATATTCTAAATTTTTCCGGTTGCTCCGGGTAAAAGCAAGCCGGGGAATCGAACCCCGGAAAAGCCAGCCTTGCTTAATTTGCTAAAATCATGCGCGCCGTATTAAATACATACAATCTGTTGTGGCTGTGCCGCTTAAAATCTCCGTTTTCAGTAATCACGCGCCCGCTATTTGGGTATTTGAGGCTTACAACGGTTAAATACTTGTTTAAAAGTTCATCCGGGCATTTTAGGCATTCTATAGCGTTTTCTATGGTGCTTTTCTTGCTATTGTAATAAATTCCATCAATGTGTACTCCTTTTTCCTTTTCCAGCTTGTCAAATTCTTTCAAAAGTTCCGCTTTTGTCATATAATCAACCATCCTTTCATTATGCACCCTGTCTCATCAGTGCAGGTGGGGCAGTTCCTGCAGACCGCCAAAAGTGGCGGTTTCGACTATTAAAAGTCTTGCAAATCTTCCAAAATCATTTCTATCGCAAATTCTCTTGAGCATTTTTCCACTCCATCCCATCTGTTTGCTTCAATCATTTTATTAGCTTCTGTTGTCGCTTCGGATTCGCTGTACCCACAGCTCATAAACCATTTAACTATTTTTCCCATGTCCAAAACCTCGCTTTCGTTTTCTGCGGTCTGCCATCATCAGAGCCGGGCAACCATCCCGCGGCTGACGCTCCAAAATCGGAGCGTTTCGGCTATGCTATGCAGATTTCAAATACATCGCCTTGGACGTGTTCAAAATCAACTATTTCAAAAATACCGATTCCGTAAAAGTCGGCTGTGAGTTCCCCAAAGTGGTTATACTCAAATGCGATATTGTTCTTTTTTAGCTCATTGATTGCGTCACTGTTCTTTGTTGTTCTCCATGTAAAACGCATTCCCGTCTTTCTCATATTTAAGCCCTCCCTATAAAATTTCCGAAATCTGTAAAATCTGCGCTTCGCTCAAATGGTCAATAACCACATTTCCGTTTACATCGCTCAATTCATATTCATCTGGAAGAGTGGTGAAACCGTCAAACTGGTTCGAAATATAATAACCTTTGCTTTCTAATAATGTTTCTGCCGCTTTCATATCTTTCATGTTGTAACCTCGCTTTCGTGTTTCATTTGATATACTAATAGTACACGATAATAGATTATAATACAATTGACACAATACACGAAAATAGACGACGCAAAACAGCAGTTTATTGTGCAATATGATACATGAGAATAGACGTTGACATGGTGTGAAAAATCTATTATCATATATAAAAAGAAAAGAGGTGTGACGCATGGCGAATTATGGCACAAACGGATATATTGACTTTTCCAAGCTGTGGAATATCTTAGATAAGAAAGAATATAATAAACAGTGGCTAAAGAATAACGGAATCCATTCTAATACTGTAGCGAAGCTGACCAAAAACGAAAATGTAACTTGTGAAGTTATATGTAATTTATGCAAACTGTTAAATTGCCAGCCGGGCGATATTATGGAATATAAAAATAATTAAAATACATGAAAATAGACTATTGACATATACACGATAATAGACTATAATACAACCATAGCAAAGAGATAGAGCAAAGGCGAAAGCCAAGAAAGGGGAAACACCATGAAAAAATATATTGTAAAAGATCGGGGCATTGAATGGAGTTATGACAACAAAGAAAAGGCTGCTAAGAAAGCCGCTGATCTGAACACGGAAGTAACAGAAAAAACCGTGTGGAGATATTACGCCCCATATTATACAAGCGGCACTGCAAACTATCGGGAAATCACGGGTGAAACTTTAATAGACACAATAGAGAAAGGCTTTGATCAGATCATAAAAGATTATGATCTTGGCGGCGTTTCAGGCTTGAAATTGAAGTCTGTTAAATTACAAAAGGAAGATGGGTATGCGAATTTAGTTGTAGATTTTATACCACTCGGAAAACTTGGAAAAGAACTTTCAGAGGAAGAAAAGGCAGTAAAAATTGAATGGGTTACAGATGATGAATTCCAGGGCGAATACACTTTTACATTGAACAAATAAAAGGCTAGCGGAGCCGATAAGCTCCGCTATTCTGCATTAAGGAGCAAATAAAAACATGGCTAAAGTTGTAAAAAAATGCGTTGTCTGCGGGAAAGAGTTTTATTGCGAATCATCGCGTGACATTGTGACCTGCTCGAAAGAATGCCGGTTGATACATTTGAGCCAAACACATACGGGGTTAAAGCGCTCCGAAGAGAGCAAGCGCAGGATGTCAGAAACAAGGCGCGCGAATCCGCGAAATACAGAAATACAGCGAAAAGCTACAGAAGCCGCAAAGAACAGTCCGAAATCCGGACGGTTTGAAACAAACAGGGCGGCGATAGATTGGCATTTAGTAAGCCCAGAGGGAGAGCACTTTTATATTCACTCCCTGTCCTTTTGGCTTAGGGAAAATTGCAATAAATATTTTGGAGTAGAGCCGGACAGCAAGCAATTTTTTAATATAATTGCGGGGTTGAGCCGCGTTAAAAGATCGGTTCTTGGGACACTTCCAGAAGGGCAACGCCCCGGATATAGTTATAAAGGTTGGTCAGTGATTCCGACCGAGGATGATAAACAGGATAAATAAAAGATTGGACAAGGGCAGTTTTCCGGCTGCCTTTTCTTTTTTGCCATGTCCAAAATCAACAACTCTACCGGGCATATCTTACAAAATCTCCGAAAAATCGTAAACAAACTATAAAACTTTTCTTAAATTTTTATAAACAAGGCTAGGCTCATTAGGTCTTTGACAAGTTCCAAAATGATAGAATAGTATCAGTTTTTGGTAAAAATCGTCTGACAATCGTCTGACATAAGGCGACACAATCGTCTGACGTCGCTTTTTCAGAACTATGTTTCTCTTTCTCTCTCTTTTTCTTAATCTTTTTTGATTAATAATAATACACTGTATCTAAAGCCTATAGGTTTATATTTAAGTTATATCCGCATACGCGCGCGGCGTAAGTATATAATATCACCGTAAAAAATAAGGCTTGACTTTAAACCCGGAAATAGTGTATACCAAAAGCAGAGAGATTAACAGATTGGAGGTGTGAAATATATGCAGGATATAGAGAGTGTAGATATTACAAGGCTTATAGTAGATCTGGGTACAGTACAAATATATACATCAACTGTACAAGACTTAATAGATCAGGCATGTATAGAGTTTCACATCGATGATCTGTTAAAGGCTGGACAGAGACAGTGGAAAGCTGTTATGCAGTATGTAGGTATGCATTTATTCCCTGATACATCGGTACTAAAAGACAAGAGCTTGAAACCTCTTGGCAATGCAACTATACCGACTAACTGCAATAGGTATGATAGAGAGGTATTGTATAAGCTTTGTGATTATTATATATATATCTCCAATGTGTACAGTAAGCTGGTAAGTACAGTAGCATTTAGTTATTTTTGTAATATACCTACAAACACAATGGATATATGGAGTACAGAGGAACCAAGCTCGTTGGCTTTCAAGATGTGGCAAAAATTACAACGATCTCGTAAAGATTGTATCCTAGATCGTGCGTACGACTCCAATAGCCCAGTAGGCACTATGTTCGTTGGCAACAACGAATTTGGCATGAATCAGCCGGGGATTGGCGATAATGCCACCCAACGCAGGGCAATCACAGCGCAGGAGCTGCCAAGATTGGACGAGAAAAAGAGCCAAGAATTGCACGCAATTGACACACAATTTACGGATGCAGCGGTAAATAATACGGTTTAAATTGTGTGCGATTATTCTACAATTCACAAATGCAGTAATATCAAGGGTTGTAGCACTTTAACTATTCGTAAACTATTCGGAAAAGTTAGGTTTTGCGAATAGTTGCAAGGGTATGATATGAATTGTGTTAAAACAATTTGATTTTCACACAATGACAACAAAACGAAACGGAAAATATTTTAGATTTCCATTTTTGCAGGAAAAGGATGGGGGAGGGGGTCTGACAGAAAGACCACCGGGCGGCTACTAAGTCCCTCAAATACCTCAAAAAATAAAAAGCCACTTACAAAACAACACCCATTGACTTTCACCGTAAATAGGCTATAATAAACTTAAACAATTCACTTTCACGTTGCGAATCGCAACTACATTTCCAAAAAATTTTTAAAAACAAAAAGAGGTAAAGCACTATGAGGACATTGATTGAGTATATCCGTTCATGTCTCTGTAAGCATGATTGGGAACTTTTGTTCAATACAGACATCATGGATGGCGATAAGTTGTTTAATAGCATAAAAGTGTATCGTTGCAGGAAATGTGGGTTAGCAAAGCGATACAAGGCTAGATAGGAGAGCAAATATGTTAGATGCCAATAGTTGTTGTGGCACTTGCGAATACAGCACATATGACAAGGTTAATGGTTATGTTTGCGTGAATGACAAAAGCGATTATGTCGCTGATTTTGTTGAATACAGCCATTCATGCGATTTCTGGGAACAGAAACGGAGAAAACGGAAATGAAGAAAAGAGTATTAGCAATTATCCTTTGTATGACAATCGCGTTAGGTGTTGTTGGATGCAGTTCAAATAACTGCCGTAATAGTGCTGAAGAACACATTCTTGAAACAATAGGTGAAGACACAGAGTATGAGATTTTTTACGATAAGGACACAAAGGTTATGTATTGTAGGGCATACAGGGGCGGAGTTACTCCAATGTATAATGCAGACGGTACATTGAGACTTTACAATGAGGATTCAAACAATGAATGAAACATTGATGAAAACCGAGTATTCCACAGCATTTGATGAAAAGCGCAAAGGTTTGATTGAACAGTCGTATTACAAATACGGACCGGCAAGAATGAACTTCTCCACAGGGAATGTTAATGCGGTTGAAAGTTTGAAAATGTGCCTTGCCAAGTTTGAAGAGACCGGGAATCTTGAATATCTGTGTGATGTTGCAAACTATGCTATGTTCCGGTTCATGTTTCCGCAACAGGGCGAATATTTCAAACATACGAATTCTGATGAATCTGCCGGACTTTTCGGTATGAGCGTAAATGAAATGAAACGGTTCAAACAGGAACACGGCTTTGAGGATGGGAGATATTGATATGATTTTAAAGATAATCGCTACGGCAATAGATGCCATTATGATGCTTAGCCTTATGATGCAACAAGTAAAGCAGACAGACAATAAATGCGCAATTGGGTATTTGCTTTCATACGCGATCTTTGCAATGAATATTATGGTCATTTGGAAATGATGGGCTATCGCCAAACGGTAAGGCGCAGGATTTTGGTTCCTGCATTCCGGGTTCAAATCCCGGTAGCCTAATTGGTTGCATGCTGACGTTTCATGTAACCACGTATGTTTTCCATACGTACTTGAACCCTTGGTTGAGTGATTCAAGCATTTGGGTTCCTCCTTTCGCCACTAGGACGATTCTGTTAAGGACGGTGCGAGACCGTCCGGTGGTATTCTATCATGCGTCTATCCCACGGCGCATGATCGTGTAACGCATAGCACGTAAAACATATTGCTAACCGTCTCGTGGCGGTTATGATCGGTTAGTCGAGCGGTAAGACACCACCCTTTCACGGTGGTAACACGAGTTCGAATCTCGTACCGATCACTGTATTGGGATTTAATTCAGTGGTAGAAGACACGGCTTATATCCGGGTTGTCGCGGGTTCGATTCCTGCAATCCCAACGATAGGTCTTGCGTATTCTTTAACAGGAGTATGCGAAGTGGATTATAAAAGAAACGCACAACAAACAGGCTGCGAGTAGGAAGTACAACAAAAGCAGTTCAGACAGGACACTCGAAAATATCCCTATGCGTTTGGTAGCCTTTGAACGAGTGCATCTTGTCAATTTGGCAGTGTTCCCATAACGGTATTGGAACGGCTTGCTAAGCCGCCGGGCGTTTGTTCGCCTTGTAGGTTCGAATCCTGCACACTGCGTTTGCCCTAAATAGGCGTTGATGTGTGGCGGAATGGGTAAACGCTATGGAATGTCTATTGCAAATGCAATACAGAGAAAGTATTTCTCAGGGACATTATGAGGAAGTAAATCTTTTCTGCGAGGTTCAAATCCTCGCCACATCAATTCCTTATCTCCACTTAGTCGGGTGCTACTGCAATAGTTCCGGTCGATGGGAGACTTATGGATGGTAGCGGTATAATTGGTAACAGAAAACCCCTTCCGTGATTAGAAATTGCAGATTTGAAAGCGGTTGGCATGGTTTGGTCTGACAGGGTTCGATTCCCTGTGCCGCTATTTGATGATAAAAACATTGTGGAATATTTATATCAAACAAAAGACACGGAATCTCACGAGGATTCCGATTTTTGCTATGATTGGGGGCGTAAGAATGTGCGATTTATGCAAAGACATAGGAATCGGAATACCGGATTGGGATTTCCTTACTCCGGATAAAAACGGAAAAGTACCGTCCGGTAATAAAATAGAAATTCGGAAAATTGTAGACAAACACGCCCTTGTTTTTACGAATAGTGCAGGCGAGTACGGAGCGGGAGCGTTGACTATTGCATTTTGCCCTATCTGTGGCAGAAAGCTGGTGGAAGAATGAAACCATTAGAAGAAATATTTTTTAGAGCTTGCGTGAATGAACAGAAAAGAAAATTGCGTTCGAGCGACCGTGAATTGAGCATAAGAGCTATTGGAAATATTTTTGAAAGGCTTGGATTTTCGTACAAGCAGTTAATGTATTATGTAAGAAAGTGGTGTGACAAGGGATTTTATGATTACGGAGTAACACTTGACTTGGGATGGTTTGAATTTGACAAACTGACCGGAGAATATAAACAGATTTATGATTCTATGACAAGTACGGACGGATGGAAAGATGGGGAGTTGGCAAATTATATTGTCAGAAATTCTTTTAATCGAAAGAGAATAACACCACTTGATATTCTGTATATGTACGGATTGGTTTGAAAGGCGGTGGAATGATGGTTACGCAGAAAGATGTCCACAATAGTATAGTTGTAAATGCAAGCGTTTGGCAGAAAAGATATTTATCATTACAATGCGGTGGAAGCGTTGAAAAGATAAATGAAGTCGAACAGGCAATGGCTAATATGATTAACGGCATTAGCAAGGCACTTAAAAATAGTGGAACAGATTATTTGAATAAACTTGATTTGTAAGTGAGGTATTTTATGAAACATCAAAAAGAATGGCACACTTGCGATAGGTGCGGTGCTGAAATAAAATTCAAGCCAAGACAACAGCTACAATATGTGCCGTGTGGTACATATTCAGAACCGGTAGCTAGATTTACAGAAGATGAAATTTCGTGCGAGCTTTACAAAACAAGATTTTGCGGAAAACTTAAGAAAACTTATGAATTATGCCCTAAATGCAGAAAGGATTTTGAGAGGTTTATGAGAAATGACTGTTAATATGGGAACCAAAACCTATGAAATGAGCAGCAAGCAGGCAAAAGCTATTCTTGAAACTGCTAAGAAACTTGCGGATTGCAATATATATGGCATCGAAAAAGGCAATATAGTGATTATGCTGAATAAAAAGTATGAGGACGATATGAGCCTTAAAAAAGCCGTAGAGGAGTATAAAAAGAAAGGGTTCAAGGTGCATTGGAAATGAAGAAAATACCAACATTGTTTGAAGTATTGCCTTAAGGAGCGATAATTGATGGAATTTCAATACAGAAAAATGGTACAGGAGATAGCTGACACGGTATTAGACAATGCCACAATCAACAATATTCCGTTTCGTGAATGGATTGATAATGTGAATAATGCTTATGTAAATAAAAAATGCAATCTGACTTCTTGCCGATACAACGCAGATGGCAAGTGTGCCAATGATGAGAAGAGAAAAGAATGTATTGATGTTTGCGAAAAAGTGTTATGCATGAATTGAAAGGAGATTTTATGAAGAAGAAAATTATAGCAATTGCATTAGGATTGACATTGTGCTTGGGAATGACCGGATGTGCATCGTGGGACAGATTTGTGGTAGACATGAAAAGCGATGCAAATGGCGGTATGCAAAGAACCATTACTGTATACACGGCAGATGGTAAAGAACTTGCAACATACAAAGGCAAGATTGACCTTAGCACAAACGATGGTGGATATGTTAAGTTTGACCTCAATGGCAAGAGATATATCTACTACAATTGCTTTGTAGAAAGCATTGCGGATATAAAATAAATAACAATTCAGACCAAGAAAATAGTCTTTAAATAATTTCCGAAACACTAAGAGGTGCGTAAAATATTGGTGTGCTAAGAATAGCTTTTACTACTGACTACGCATATTAGCGGCTAACAAATGGAGTTAGCCGCTAACCTAAAACAGTTATAGGCAGAGGTCAAGGCACTTCTGCTTTTGCGGAGGTGCTTTTTATTTGGCTTCAAAGCAGTTAATCAATGCAGTAAATGGATATGAAAACTACATACAGAGAAAAGGTGTCGATGAACAGGTAATAGATGCCTTTTTGAAAGCGTGCAATGTGGCAATTCGGACGGAAAAAGATATTGACTACGGATTGACCATAACCGAAAGAACAAAGGCTTTAATCAACGAATTTACGCAGAAAAACGCGGGTGGTAGCATATGGGAACTTGAACGATATGCACAGAATCACGACATTAAAGGCGGATACAAACTTGTGGATCAGTTCTATGAAGTCTTGCGATTAGAGAGCTTTTATCGTTTCGAGAGCTTTATTTACTTTATGGAGCGCAAAAGAAATTGGAGTAAACGGTTTTATTATCCACGCCGCAAGACGCTGAATATAGTTGCCCAAGATCTTGAAGATTTGGAAAACAGAAAGATTAAATTTTACGGATTGTCAATGCCATCGCGTGTCGGTAAATCGACTATCTGTATTTTCTTCCTTGCGTGGGTAGCTTTGCGCAGACCAAACAGTCATAGTGCTATGGGTGGTCACTCTGGTATTTTGGCAAAAGGATTTTACAAAGAGCTGATGAACCTTTTTACCACGGAAGAATATACATTTGCGGAACTTTTTGCTTATTGGCATCCGGAATACGCAAACGCATCAATTCCGACAGACAAAAGTGCTGATGAATTTACAATTACACTTGGAGATCCGGACAGATTCGCAACCGTAACGTGCCGTGGTATTGACGGAACATGGACAGGAGCGGTCGATGTTTCGAAAGACGGATATTTATATGTCGATGACTTGGTTCGTGATCGAGAGCATTCATTAAGCCCTACTCGAATGGAAAACACATACCAAGAGTACCTAAACAAGATGGTTGACCGTAAAAATGACGGTGCAAGAGAATTGATGGTTGGTACTCTTTGGAATGTTTTAGATCCATTGGAGCGCATGAGAAAGCAATATGAACATGATCCACAATACCGATTCCGTAAGATTCCGGCACTTAATGAAAATGACGAAAGCAATTTCGCGTATGAAATCAACGGATTTTCCACGGAATACTATCGGGATATGCGAGATAAGCTTGATAATGCCGAATGGATGGCTAAGTTTATGCAGCAACCATATGTCCGTGAGGGATTGCTTTATACGGATTTGAGACTATTTAACGGAATTCTACCGGATGGAGATTTCCGGCGCATCGGAGTTGTGGATGTTGCCTGGGGCGGCGGAGATAGCTTGTCAATGCCGATAGGGGCAGAATATGAAAACGGTGATGTTTATATTTACGATTGGGTATTCAACAAAGGTACGAAAGAGGTAACAATTCCTCTTGTTGTCGGACGAATTATCGGGAATGAGATTCGGCAGACAAGATTTGAGGGGAATACCGGGGGAGATCTGTATTGCCAATATGTAGATGAAAAGTTGCAGGAACAGGACTATAAATGCTCATGCACAAGCAGAAAAGCACCAAACAAGGTTGAAAAGTTGTCGAAGATCATAGCATATTCCGGGGATATTAAGAGAAAATTCATATTCCTTGATACGCACCGACCAACGCAGGAACAAATGAAGAAAGACTCGGATCTTGGAGTAACAAGATATTATAGAAATGACGAATATCAAGCGGCTATGGATGAACTCTCTATGTTTGTAAGTATTGGCGGTAATGAACACGACGATGCCGCAGACGGTTTAACCCAGCTTGAAATGTTTATAGAAAACCCAAACAATACCGCAAAGGTAGAAGCGGCAGTAAACCCATTTAGGAGGTATTAGGATATGACAACAGACAAATATCTTTCACAGATAAGCAGAATTGACCATGCGATTGCAAATAAGCTGGAAGAAATCAAAAGGCTATCCGATATGGCAACATCTATATCCATATCCCCGAAAGAGGTGGATGTGCAATCATCCGGCAATCCCGACAAGATGGGGGGCGCGGTATCGAAAATTGTTGATTTACAGAATGAGATCCAGACGCTTGTAGATGAATTGGTTGATAAAAGACGAATTATCATATCGCAAATCGACAGTATGGATAATACAGATGTATATATCGTGCTTTCATCACATTACGTCAATGGGAAAGATTGGAACTTGATTTCCGTTGAGATGAAATATTCCTACAGGAACATTATGAAACTTAGGAAAAGAGCATTGCAGGAGTTTGAAAGACGTTATGGACAGCTTTACTCTGGAAAGAGTGCATAAAAGTGCACAATAGTTCACACTCTTTCACAACATTTCCTAAAATTTGCATGGTATACTAAAAGAGTAGAAAAGCAAATTCCTACAACCCCCAAAAGCATATAACCCGTAAAAGGCACTGTCAGAAATGGCGGTGCCTTTTTTGTAAGAAAGAGGTTGCTATGAAAAAAGTAACTATATATTGCCCGGATTGTGGAAGAATTGCCGGACATTATGATGGGAGATCTACGATAGATCATCCGTGTAAATGTAAAAAATGCAATCATATTGTGATTTATCGCGCGGCAACAGGCAAAATTGAAACAAAGCCAATACCAAAACGCGCTTGCAGTAGTGGAGTTTTATTTATATGAAGAACACACAGTATTTTCATGACCTTGTAAAAGGCAGATATGGAAGAAAAATTGCATATGCTAACGTAGAACAGATTACGGCAGACAATATCGTAAATGTTATCGGAAACTGCATTGGTGCATTTTATTTCAATAAGACGATCATTCGTTATTTGTGGAACTACTACAAGGGCGATCAACCTGTATTGTACCGAACAAAGGTACAGAATGCGGATATAACCAATAAGGTGCCTGAAAACCATGCCTATGAGATTGTTCAATTCAAGGTTGGTCAGACTTACGGTGAGCCAATTCAGCTTATCAGCAGGAAAGATGATGATCGGATAAACAATGCAGTTGATGAATTTAACGATTATCTAACCGATGCTAATAAGCAGGAAAAGGACATTAAGGCAGGAGAGTGGCAATCAGCAACCGGAACATCATTTAAGGCGGTGCAGATTATAAAAAATGGAGATATGCCATTTAGAATTGTTGCACCGACACCAATGAATACGTTTGTTATCTACAGCCAATCCACAGAAGAACCACTTTTAGCAATCCAAGAGCTTAAGGATGCCGATGGACAGATGTATAAACTCTGCTACACGGACTCTTACGAATGCAAGATTGTGAACGGAGAGGTTCGAGATTGGAAACTGCATGGTTTTGGTGGAATCCCGATTGTTGAGTTTCCGAACAACCATGAGCGCATTTCTGATATTGAGCTTGTGATCGGACTATTGGATGCAATCAATACGATGCAGTCAAACCGAATGGATGGCGTTGAGCAGTTTGTTCAGTTTTGGATAAAGTTTGTAAATTGCGACATTGACCCGGAAACCTTTGAAAAAATGAAGATTTCCCATGCGCTGACGGTAAAATCCAATAATGAGCAGAATAAATCAGATGTTGATATTATGACACAAGAGTTGAATCAAACAGAGTGCCAAGTTGCAAAGGATGATTTGTGGGATAATGCACAGTCCATTCTTGCTATACCAAATAAGAACAACAATAATTCCGGTGGAGATACACAGGGGGCGGTTGAGCTTAGAAACGGATGGGACTTCTCGAAGTCGAGAGCAAAACTGAAAGACCCAATTGTAAAGTCGGCTGAAAAAAGACTTGCGAAAGTTGTTCTGAACGTAATTCGCATACAGGATCACGATTTGGGATTGAGTTTGCGTGACTTTGATGTTCAGATTAACCATAGCCCACAAGACAATATGTACACCAAGTCACAGACATTATATCAGCTTTTACAAGCCGGTATTCATCCGCTTGTGGCAATTAAATCTGTCGGACTTTGGGGAGATGCAGAAAAGACATTCTTGTTGTCAAAGCCATACTTGGATAATCTGTGGAAAACGATTGATGATGTAGAAGCACAGGAACAGAAAGCACAGGAATTGATAAATAAAATGAATACAGATGGCACACAGAGCCAAATAAACAAAGATAAGACAGTCACCGAGTAATCGGCGGCTGTTTTTATTTTATAAATTTTGCACCTATGCGTGAAATAGGAGAAATCACAAGTTGAGCAACCAACGTAAAAAAGCGTAGTGAATCGGAGGTAATTTATGACAAGGGAACAGGCAAAACAAAATCTTATCGCTATCGGAGTGGCAGAGCCTACGGATGAACAGGTAAGTAATTATCTGAATCAAGTCAATGGCGAAACAAAGAAAGAGAAAGACAGAGCCGATGGCTACAAGGCTAAAGCTGACACAGCAGATGGTTTACAGAAACAGCTTGACGAATTGCAGGCTGGAAATCTGACAGAGCTTGAAAAGGCAAATAAGGCATTAGACACAGCTAATCAGCAGATCGCAGAATTGCAGAAAAATAATGCTATTAGAGATTTGCGCGAAAAAGCTATGACCGATTTCAAAGTAACCGCAGAACAGGCAAAAGCAATTGTAAAAGAAGATGGCAGCTTTGATACAGCCGAACTTGGAAAGATTATGTCCGAAAAAGAGACCGCTGCAGCACAAGCCAAGGAACAGGAGATTGCAAAAGGCAGTACAAATCCGGGCGGTGGCACGGCTGGCGGAAATAAAGACAACGAAAAGACAGCGGATGTTGAAAATGCTGAAAAGATTACTTTTGGAAGCAATTCAGCTACCGCAGAAGCAAAAAATCATTATGTAATTTAGGAGGTAAAAATCATGGGTAAGCCTATTGAAAGAGATTTTACTCAAGAACTTGGTATTTTAAAACATTTCCCTTATCTGGGAGCTGCTTGTATTGTTCCACAGACAATGGTAACAAGCGCAGATGCAAACGGAAGAAAGATCGTAAAAGGTGGAACACCATTCCCATCCAACGATGAAAGCTGTGTCGGTTATCTGCTTAATGATGTTGACGTAACGATGGGTGATGCACCGGGAACTTACGTTTACGCGGGCGATATCGACAATGCGAAACTTACAAAGAACGGAGTAACTGTTGAGGAAACGGCAAAAGCCAAAACCCCAAGAGTTACTTTTTTTGATTAAAGAAAGAGGTGTAAATTATGGCATTACCATTAGCAGAAGCATTTACCGCAAGAAGTCTCGGTGTAATGTGGAATAACTATGAAAAGACTTTAGGTTCTCAACCTTATCTCGGCAGACAGAAATTTGGTACAAGAAAGCAGGAGAGCCTTGACCTTAGATTTATTAAGGGAAAGAGCGGTCTTCCGGTTTCACTGAAAGCATCTAACTTTGATGCACAGGCAGAGTTGAGAGATGTTGGCGGTTTCTCTGATATCCAAAACGAGATGCCTTTCTATCGTGAGTCCTACATGGTAACAGAGAGAGAGGAGCAGGAATACGACAATTACAGAAATGCAGAGAACACTTCTCTTGCAAATGATGTACTTCGTGAGATCAGCAAAAAGCCTATGATGCTGATCGAGGGCGCGAGAGTCGTACCAGAGAGACAGATTTGGAGCTTGCTTGCACCGGCTGACGGTGTACCGAAGATTGATGTAAATATCGGAAAGAAGAAGTACACAGTCGAGTACACCTCAGATGCTGGCGAAGCACACAAGAAAGATCACTTTGTTGAGATTTCAGGTGAAGCCGATAAGTGGAACGTTCCGGCAACGGCAACACCGCTTGATGATCTTATCGAGACAAGACGTAACTTTGCTAAGAAAACCGGATATTCTCTTACAAGATTCAGTATGAACACAGAGACATGGGAAATGGTATTAAAGGCAGAGGATACAAAGAAACAGGTTCTCGGTATTACTGCATACACAGGCGGTATTCGTTTACAGCAGTCGCAGGTAACTGAATATCTGCGCGGCTACGGAATTGAGATCGAGGTATACGATAAGTTATACGTTGATCCGGCTGACGGTCAGACAAAATACTTTATTCCAACAGGAATTGTATCTTGTCAGTGTGCCGGAGTTTATCTTGGTGACTATGTATTCGGAAAGACACCGGAAGAGAGAAGCGGAAGCCTTACAGACGGAAACCTTTCTATCGTAGAAACCGGAATTGCGGTTTACACATATGCTACAAACCATCCAATCAATACTCACTGCGTAGTATCCATGATCGGACTTCCAACATTTGAGGGAATGGACAGCGTTGTTGTAATGAAAGTTATGTAGGAGGTGATCCAGCGTGGTAGCAACACACACAATTAAATGTGGTGGAAAATGGTACAAGGCAGGAGAAAAAATGCCGGAGAGTAATTCTCCGGTATCTTCCGTTGGGTATACAAAGACCGAAATTAACAGAATGAGTACCGCAGACTTGCAAAAACTTGCCGCAGAGCAGGGAATTGAAAACGCACAAGCGACAAGCGGTGCGGAACTGAAAGAAATTCTGATTGCAAAATTTAATCTGTAGGAGATCGCTTATGTCATACACACTTGTCGAACAGGTAAAAATTCGTTTAAAACAATTTCATATAGAAGAGGTAGAGGATGAAGTGACCGGAGAAAAGTCCGATAAAGTTGTGTTTGATGAAAAAGAATGTAACCCTTTGATTGAACAGCTTTTAGAGCAGGCAAGAAAAGAGATTATCAGCAGACGGAACTATCCGGACACATACACGCAAGACCAGATCGACAGTGATGTTAAGAACTATGAAAACATTATGGTCAATTTGGCAGTGTACGACCGGTCGCAGGCAGGAGAAGCATACATGGCAAGTTTCTCCGAAAACGGTGTGAGCCGGACATGGAAAGACCGTGAAAGCCTTTTTGTTGGAGTGTTTCCGTTTGTAAAAGCAATGTAATTAAAGAAGATTGAGCGTGACCATTATGGTTGCAGGCGGCGTACATTAAGCGGTGGTGGGCAGTGCGTCAAAAGGAGATTCAAATGAAAAGTATTTTGATTCAAACTTATCTTGTAGTGCTTCCGATAGTGCTTGGATATATAGTTTGGCTTCTTAAACAGCAAAAGAAAAGCAGGGATGCGAACAGTAAAGGAACAATGCTCCTTTTGCGCGTCCAGCTTATTGAATACCATGCAAAGTACACCAGAATCGGAGAAATACCATCATATGCCTATCAGAACTTCTGTGAGATGTATGATGCGTACCATGCGTTAGGTGGAAACGGAATGGTTACGAAAATGAAACATGAAATTGAAGAGATCCATATAGGGAAAGGAGATAAAAGCCATGAGGAATTGGAAGGATTGGACTAAGAAAGCCGGAATCAGAGCAATCAAGACTGTTGCACAGGCGGCGGTTGCTGGAATTGGAACGGCGGCATTTATGGGCGCGGTGGATTGGAAATATGTTCTTTCTGCATCAGTCCTTGCCGGAGTGTTATCACTTCTGACAAGTGTTGCCGGAATCCCGGAGGAAAACACCAATGCTTGACATTAACAAGCAGGAAATGAAGTATTCACAATCCGGTCAGAGGGTATTTATCCCACAAACTGACGAAAATGGAGATATTGTCTATGAAGGGTACAAGGATTCCGATGGAAACTTTGTACCTTATTTAGATTCCGAAGGCAACAAGATTCCAAAAGGCGAGGAAATTGAAGGGTTTTCAGAACCTACGACATTCAAAGCCAATATCAGCAATAAGTTGTCGGAAGCCCTTGTGAAAGAATTCGGAATTGATGATAGTACATCATACTGTCAGCTTGTCACGGATAAAGGATATTTGCCACTGAAAGCCGGTGATGTGGTGTGGAAACGTTCGGAAGTCAAACGCACTGATGATGGACTTGTGGATTCAGAAACCGCAGATTACATCGTAAAAGGCGTTGCCGATGAAGGACTGACCACGGATTTGTTTCTTCTTCGGAAGAATATTAAGTAGGTAATCACATGGCAAAGAAAACTATTTCAATGACACTATCCACTAAATCCATACAAGCCGCCATAAAGGAATTAGAAAAGTACCGCGATAGTTTACAGGCTAAATGCGATTTACTTGTTTCTAGGCTTGCACAGATAGGTCAGACGGTGGCAATACAACACATATCGGAATCACCATTAGGAAACACGATAACGGTAAGGGTAGATAAAGCACCGCAGTTAATGACCTCGAACGCGATTCTCATTGCGACCGGAAAAACGGTAACGGCAGAAGATAGAGAACCATTCTATACTTTGTTGGCGGTAGAGTTTGGAGCCGGTATTTTTTATAACTCCAAAGAGAACCCAAAAGCACCCGAACTTGGATTCGGTGTCGGAACGTATCCGGGACAAATACACGCTTTTGAAGATGGTTGGTACTATTGGGACGATAAGACCGAAACATGGCGTTATACCCACGGTATCAAAGCCACAATGCCTATGTATAATGCGGAACAACAGATTATTCAACAGTATGTAAAGATTGCAAGGGAGGTATTCGGTGGAAAATGAGTTAAATAGTTGGGCGCTTGATTTTGAAGATACCTTATGTTCCCTTTTGAAATCGTACATGGAAAGCAAGGTAAAAGGAATTAAAGTGACGCAAGACGAAGAATCGGGTGGCACCGCAACATTCCCGACACTTTTAGTCAGACAAATCGGTGGCACAGAAGCCGGACGAACTAATGAAGCAAAAACAATCAATGCAATTCGCCCAACATTTCAGATCACAATTACAAACAAAGGTTCAAGAAAAGCAACTAAGGACATCGCAGCATATGCGGTGTCTTTTTTTAAACAACAAATGTTTGAGGTATCAAATGTAATCTCAACAATTTCCAAGCAAGTGCGAACGGTTACATTCCGCGCAACTCGCGTAATTGGAAACGTTGAGCATTTAGATCAGCTATAAGCAGAAAGGAAGTAGAAAATATGGCATCAACAAGTTATAGAACTCGTGTCATTGTAAAAGAGCACACGGACAAACAGGCTGACTTTGCAGGAACATACAATCTTTTGGTCGCAGCTAAGTCAGTTCCAAGCCCTGCATCACCGCCAAACACTGTTGAGTCAACCACAATGGAAGATGACCAGCAGACTTTTGAAAAAGGAATTAAGACTTCTGATTCAAGAGAAATCACAGGAAACCTTGAAAAAGAATATCTTTCAAAGGTGGATGGATATGGAGATAAAAAACTTGATATTATCCATCTGTACGGAACGGACGGTATCGGCGGTGTAGCGAAGTACGCATATGTAGGAACTGCAACAGCCACACCTAACGATGTAGGTGGAAACGATGAAATCCTTGAAATGACGGTAACAGTTATTCCAAGCACGGCATCAGAGCTTGTTACAGATAAGCTGACTGTCGTTGATAACAACGATGGAACATTCACTGTAACAGTGGTGGGGTAAAAAGCCTGTCGGACGAGCAATCGACCGCACCGGTAGGCGAGGATGAACGGTCGATCGCAGAACTTGAAGCAATAAGATAAGCAACAATGGGGCGGTGGCAACACTGCCCCTTGCCAATATAGGGCAGAAAGGCAAGGTAAAACATGAAAGTAAAGTTAGGAAATAGCGAATATTCAATCAAATTTGGTTTTAAGCCAACATTAAAGTCACATCTTATCAAAGATGTATCAGAGTCGGTAAGCGAGCAGGATGGAAGCTTAGAATCCGTAGAGAAACTGTTACTTGAAACACTTCCTAAGATGCTTCTTGTAGGACTGCAAGTAAACCATAAGGACGAGTTCGGATATGACTACGATACAAACGAGAAATACGATGAGCAGTTTAATAAGGTGCTTAATCTGCTTTCTGAAAAGATTGACGATGGTGAGATTGACTGTATTGAGTTGTTCAACGAATTAGAGAATGAGTTGGAGTCAAACAGTTTTTTAGCGAAAATGATGGAGACGGAGAAGAAGAATCGAACACCGGCAAAGAAAACTCCATCCAAGACAGCCAACAAGAACTAACATGGGAATATTACGTTGCGGAAATCCGTCCGTTTTACCTTATGGTAACGAAAGGCTACGGATTTTCCGTTGATGATATAGATATGATGAATCCAGAGTTGCTTAAGCCTTATGTAGATGCATATAAGGCAGAATGGAAGCAACGCGACATGGAAATGTATATGTGGTTTGGCAGATATGCAACGTCAGCACTTGTGACCGCAATAGATGCGACATTCGGCAAGGGTAATAGTAAGTACGTGAAAGAAACTTGCTATGATTCCATCGAAAAGCATAATACGGACGATCCCGATGCTGAGATACGAGAAATGCTTAAGGCGGAAGAAGCATGGGCGGCTGAATCAAGGAAATCACATTTGCCAAAGCCAAAGATAGTTTAAGAAAAGAGGTATTGCTATGGCAGTAATTATCGGAAGTGCGCGGCACGATGAACACGGCAACTGCTATTCTGGTGGAAAAGCCGGAGACCAGACCGGACAGGAAGTGTCTACACAGAAGTTTTATAACCATTCTAAGGGATGGAATGTATTAAGAGCAAAGGATAATAAAGTTGCAGAGAAGTTAGCTGAAGCTATGCAGATCGCGTGTGGAAACAAAAATATCGGCTATGACCAATCGGAACGCTACGGAGTCATTAAGCATGGTATCAACACAAAAGTAAAGACGGAATGCGATTGTTCTTCCCTTGTACGTGCCTGTATTATCTATGCATCCGGCAAGGATGTGGGAGATTTCAATACATCAAATGAACTGTCGGTAATTCTGAAATCCAGTTTGTTTGATGATATGGGTTCTTATCATGCCGGTTTTATTCTTCGCAACGGAGATATTCTTGTGACACGCATAAAAGGGCACACAGTTATTGTTGTAAAAGGTGCAAAGAAATGCAAAGCCAAGTATTATCCGAAGTATACCGGAAATTCCGGTTCAATCGTTGAAGCATTAAAAGCGGTTGGGGAAGATGATGTGTCGAAAGAACATCGTGCGGAAATCGCAAAAAAGAACGGATTTTCCAATTTTAAGTTTACATCAGAGGAAAATTCAAAAATGCTTTCTCTTCTGAAAAAGGGAAAACTGAAAAAGTAATTCAAGGGCGGTAAGGGTCAAATCCTACCGCCTTTTTCTAAAACTAAATAAAGGAGGTGTAACTGTTGGAATTAGAAACCTTAGAGGTCAAGATTCAAGCGCAGGCAAGACAGGCTAATGGTCAGATCGACGCACTGATAACAAGGTTAGGAAAACTATCTTCATCCTTGCAAAGCATAGATTCTAGCGGAATTAACCGGTTATCAACCGGAGTAAACCGATTGTCAAACTCAATGAGTGCCATGCGCAGTGTTGATTCAAGGTCATTCTCGACTCTTGCAAGAAACATCAAAACGCTTAGCAACATTGACACAGGAAAGATAAATGCAGCAGCCGGAGCAATGCGACAGATTTCAAAGTCGGTAAGCTCGTTTTCCGGTATGTCAAAATCGGTGCAAGGGTTATCGGAATTAGCCGGAGGAATCAAGCAACTTGGTTATACAAGCTCAACAAAGGCTATCGAGAATATACCAAAACTTGCGGTTGCAATGCGACAGCTTATGTCCGAATTGTCGAAAGCCCCTAGCGTAAGCCGGAATATTATTGACATGACAAATGCATTGGCAAAATTATCACGTACCGGTGGAGCGGCAGGAACAGCGGCAAAAAGCATCACAAGCTCATTTAGCGGATTTAGTTCAAGTGCATCCGTTGTAGCAAAGAAGTCGTTTTCCCTTGCATCTGCAATCGGAAAAGTGTATGCAACGTATTGGGCTTTATTCCGAGGATTTAGGCTACTTGGAGATGCCATTGACATATCATCCTCACTGACAGAGGTTGAGAACGTTGTAAGGCAGACATTCGGGCAGTATGAAAGCCTAATTAACAATTTCGCAAAAACATCAATTGAAAAATTTGGTATGTCTGAATTGTCTGCGAAACAGTTCGCAAGCCGTTTTCAAGCAATGGGAACTGCCCTTGATATTCCACAGGGTAAAATGGCAAAAATGTCCATCCGGTTGACCGAATTGGCCGGAGATATGGCTTCATTCTACGATGTGAGTCAAGAAGATATTGCCAAGAGTCTGCAATCTGTATTTTCCGGTACTACGGCACCTATGCGGCGTTATGGTATCGACTTGACACAGGCAACATTGAAGGAATGGGCGTTAAAGCAAGGGCTTGATGCAAACATTTCCTCAATGACGCAGGCTGAAAAAGCCATGTTGCGTTATCAGTATGTGCTTGCGCATACAACCAATATCACCGGAGATTTTGCCAGAACAGCCGATAAACGAAACTTTTGTTTCATGTGTCGCGCGGCATAGCAATATGTCGATGAAAAATCGGGTAAAATCGGTGAAGGCTAAGTTGACTTAGCACGAACATTTTTGTATAATATGTTTGAGGTGATTTAATGCGAACATATTATATCTACAAAGCAACAAATAAAATAAACGGAAAATCTTATGTCGGTCAAACTTGTGATTTTCATAGCAGAGTGTGGCAACATCAAAGGTGCTACGAAAAAGAAGATTGCGACTTTCATAGAGCAATTAAAGAATTCGGGTTTGACAACTTCTCATGGGAAATCATCGAAACGTGTGAAAGCGAAGATAGAGCCTGTGAGTTGGAAAAGTATTACATTGAAAAATTTAACACCTATCGAGATGGCTATAATATGACCAAAGGTGGGAAAGGTGCGCCGTATCATAATGCTAGGGCAGTTGTTTTGCTGACGCTTGACGGACAGTACATTAAGCGTTATGATAGTGCAATGGATGCAGAAATTGACGGATTTCATAATGCGGATGTTCTGCTTAATTGCAAAGGAAAAAGACGGCAGACAAAGGGCTATATGTTCATGTTTGAGGATGAATATGAATCAAACGGAGCAAAAACCTATAGAAAGCCGGAACCTAACGGAATGAGAAGCATTATTCAATGTGATATGGAGGGAAATTTTATACAGAAATTTAAAAGTTTGCAGGAAGCGGCTAGGATTACCGGAACAAATAGAACAACTATTTCCGGTGTGCTTTCAAATACTTATAAGTCGGCAAATGGATATATTTTTGTATACGAAGAAGATTTTCCAATAAAAGATTTGAGTATCTATAAAAAGCGCAAAAAAGGAAGAAAAATTGCGCAAGTGGATGCGAAAAGCGGAGAGATTATAAGAGTGTTCGATAGAATATCCGAAGCAGGGGAATCTCTTGGAGTTAATTACAAAGCAATACATAAGGTAATTGACCAAGAGGGACGAACTGCTTATGGTTATAAGTGGATAAGCCAATAAGCTAATACCGAGATAAGGCTATAAAATAAAAGTTATAGCACATTGTAGAGCGTAGGGATTGAACCTATGCTCTTTTCTTATGGAAAGAGTGTAGAATATAACATCCCCAAGAGTATCCGACAGCCACAATGCTGTGGTTGAAAATGTACGCCGAACTTATGGGAAACCATAAGAAGTAGAGGATAAAAAGCCTTTACGATAACATATTGACATGGCATAACCAGATAACCATGCTTAAAGAGAACTTCAAGGCACTTGGAGCGGTTGTTGGTGGTGGTTTAATCAATGCATTTAAGCCATTTATCAAGGTGCTTAATGCAGTTTTGCAGAAGGTGATTTCTTTTGCGGAAATGGTAACAAATGCTTTAGGTTCTATCTTTGGATGGAGATATGAAGCAAGCAAAGGGGCAGGAATCAGTGGTCTTGCTGATGATATTGGAAGCGCGTCTGACGGCATGGACGATTTAAGCAATGCCGCAGGAAGCGCAGGGAAGAACACAGGCGGTATCGCAAAAAATGCCAAGAAAGCAAAAAAGGAAATCCAACAGGCAACTCGTGCATTTGATGAATTAAAGGTTATTTCAAAACAGAGTAAAGATAACACTTCCGGTTCTGGAAGCGGTGGAAGCGGTGGCGGTTCTGGCTCTGGCGGCTCTGGCGGTGGAGATACCGGAAAGTTGGTTCAGACCGACACCATTTTTAAGAAATTCAAAAGCGACATCAAAGACCTTGAAGGACTTGGAAAAGCGATTTCTGGTGCTCTTATCAATGCAATGCGAGGCATCAAGTGGGATGAGGTATACGCCAAAGCGTCCGGCTTTGGTAGTGGACTTGCAAAATTCCTTAATGGACTATTTGAGGGTCAGAAAGGTACAACGCTTTTCGGAGAAACCGGAAGGCTGATTGCAAATTCATTAAACACGGTGCTTCATGGATTGGATTCGTTTGGCACGACATTTAATTGGAAACAATTTGGAAATTCAATCGCAGACGGAATTAACAAGTTTTTCCAAAACTTTGACTTTGCATTATTAGCTAAAACGCTTAATTCGTGGGCGCAAGGTGCGTTTGATGCAGTTACGACAGCATTAAGTAAAATTTCTTGGAAGGATGTATGGAAAGGTGTCAAGGAGTTTTTAAGCAACTTAGATGTAAAGACAGTCGCAATTATCATCGGTGCACTGACAATCAAAAAAATCCTTGGATTGCATCTTGCAAAAACCGCACTTGATATAATCGGAACTTCCATTTCAAAATCAATAGCTGGTTCACTTGCATCAAGGCTTGGCGTTGAAATTGCGGCAAATGAGGGAATCTCGGCAGTATTGTCTACCGCTTTGTCAAAAAAAATAGGTGGGGCGTTTGCTACACTTGGAACAACTGTTTCAGCTGGTGTCAAAGCTTTATTCGGTAGCGGTGCGGCAGAGAGCGCACTTTCTTTTATCAGTCCGGTAGCAAAAGCTATAACCGGGATTGGATCTGTTGCAATTGGCGCGTTTACTGCAATATCAAACTTTGTGACCATGCTAAAGAACGGATTCAGTTGGCTTAATGAAGCACTTATGCTTGTCGGAGTTACGATTACGGCAGTCGGAGCGGTTATTTTAGGGGTAGCGGCAGCACCGGCAGCGATTACCGCAGGAATAGTAGCCGCTGTTGCAACGGCAACTGTAGTAGTCAAGGATCATTGGAAAGAAATAAAAGAAATTTTCTCAAAAGCCGGAGATTGGTTTAATACTAATGTGATTAAGCCAATAAGCGGATTTTTTGAGGGATTATGGAAATCCGTTTCCGGTTTTTTCTCTTCTTTATGGAAAGATATATCCGGTGTATGGAAAACAGTTTCTGGATGGTTCAATACTAATGTTATAACTCCTATTGTTTCATTTTTCCAAGGATTTTCGAAAAGAGTTGGTCAAATCTTTGAAGGATTGTGGATCATTGTCAAGGCTGTATGGATTGTTGTTTCTGATTGGTTTAAATCAAAGGTAATAGAGCCAATAAAGAAGAATTTTGAATTATTGAAATCGGCAGTATCAACTGCATTCAAGGTTCTATGGACAACTGTAAAATCGGTATGGGCGGTGGTTTCCGGTTGGTTTAAGGAGCATGTTACAACACCTATCAAGAATGCTTTTAGCTCAGCAAAAGAATCTATTCAGAAAGCTTTTAGCGCGGCAAAGACAGCGGTAACCGGGGCGTGGAATAGTGTTTCTAGTTGGTTTAAAGAACATGTAACCACCCCGATAAAAAATGCTTTCTCGAAGATGAAAGAAAGTGTAGCTGAAATATTCAGCAAATTATGGAATAGCGTGAAAAGTGGTGTTGCCGGGGCAATGAACACCGTAATTTCAAGAATTGAAACAGCAATAAATTCATTGATCGGTGGAGTGAATACCGTTTTGAGAGGGTTCAACAGTGTTGTTTCTGCGGCGGCTAAAGTAGCAAAGGTAAAGTGGAGCGGAGTCGATCTTGTGCCGAAAGTGAGCCTACCTAAAGTAAAGGCTTATGCAACGGGCGGTTTTATGGATAAATATAGCATAGCAACAGTTGGAGAAAATGGACTTCCGGAAATTATGGGAACAGTCGGAGGTAAGCCAGCGGTCGCAGGAAGCCAAGAAATTACCGGAATCAAAGATGCTATCAATTCAACATCTGCGCAAGAGGTTTCCTTACTGCGACAACAAAATCAGTTATTACAAGCTATTTTACAGAAAAATTTCGGAATTACTACAAACGACATAGGAAAAGCTGCAAGGGATTATGGTAGAGAACATTACAATCGAACCGGAGACAATGTATATGTTTTTTAGTGACTTCTATAATTGAACGTGATATAATTCTAAATAAATCATATCACAAGAAAGGAGTCATTATGAGAAGTACAAAAAGATTATTAGTAGCTATGGGGTTGGCATTTGCCGTTTTGATTTCGGCTATGCCAACCCAAAATGCAGATGGGAAACAGATTGTTGCGCAGGCGGCAACTATCAAATTAAACAGAAAGACTCTTAATTTAAAAATTGGAGAATCCGCAACATTAAAGATAAGCGGAATGAGGAAAACTGCTAAATGGAGTAGTGGCAATAAATATGTTGCTTCTGTAAACAAGTCTGGAAAAGTTCTGGCGGTTGGAGAAGGAACAACGTACGTAAAAGCAAAAATTGCAAAGAAAACGCTTTCTTGCAAAGTTACCGTCACTTCTTCCTTTAATGCGAACAAGGTAAAGAAAAACATCTCAATTGAATACCAAGATAGTGGTCATGGAGTTGTTGCTATCTTGAAAAACAACAACAAGGTAAATGTTGATCTGGACGCAAAACTTGTATACTACAAAAACGGTAAAATGCTGGATAGCAAAAGCGATTGTAACAGAGCTTTTGAATCCGGTAAGGAATGTGTTCTTTATTTTGACGCACCGAGCGATTCTGATTATAACGATGTTTCTTATGATAACTATAAAATGTCGTTGAGTGTTGATGAAGCAACAAATGCTGTTTGTGATGTTCGCAATATAATGGTTCAATCGGACATTGGAGCAGATAATGTTACGGTTGAAGCTACAAACGATTCCGGAAAAGATTTTTCATTTGTGAAAATTTCTTGCTTAATGTATGATGCATCTGGCAACTTGATCAAATATGATTATCATTATGCAGAATGTGAAAAGAATGGAGACACCGATTATTTCTCGTTTAGTTTTCCGTACGATTCAAATTACGATACGATCTATCCGAGCAGTTATAAGATATATGTTGATGAAGCATATACATATACTTGGTTACAATAAAGATTGAAAGATAAATGATACTTAAGCCGTGGAAACACGGCTTATTTTAATTCCAAAATCGGATTGACACAAAATCAAAAATAGTCTATCCTTATTACTAAGGAAACAACCTTATCCGTGAAGAAGCGGATTACTTACTCGAACGCCATACTGTACGAAAGAGGAAACCAATGTGATTTCACAAGTGGCTTCCTCTTTTTTATTCAGATAAAAATGTATGGAGGTAGACACGAATGAAAAAATCACAACTTATGCTTAAGATTCAAAATGGCATTGAGGTATTCGAGAATCCAATATTCGGACAGATCAGAATGGTCATGGTCGATGATGAACCATGGTTTGTTGGAAAGGATATATGCGAAGTATTCGGAGATACGAATTACAGAAGAAGCCTTTCAAATATTGATGATTCTGATAAGGGTGTGTCACAAATTGATACTCCAGGTGGAAAACAAAAAATGACGATTGTTAATGAAAGCGGCTTATATTCCTTGCTTTTTCAAATGCAACCGCAGAAAGCAAAGGGTGTGTCACAAAACGACTCCCTTATAAACGAAAGAAAAGAGAAACTTCATAAGTTCAAACGTTGGGTAACATCCGAGGTTCTCCCTACAATCCGTAAAACAGGTGGGTATGTCAATAATGATGAATTATTTATTTCCACTTACCTACCATATGCGGATGAAAACACTAAACTGATATTTTCACAGACATTAAAAACTGTTAGAGCGCAGAACGAAACCATTAAAAGGCAGCAGAAAGAAATCATCCATAAAGAAGATGTTATTATCGGACTCGTTGATGATATTGACTTGGCAACTAAGAGACAGCGGATAACGCAGATTGTCCGTTTCGGTGCCGATGGAAAGTATCAAGAACGCTATTCGTTGCTTTATGGAGAATTTGAAAGGAAATATCACTGCAACCTTAAATCAAGGATGGAAGGGTGCACACTCAAGCCAAAAGTAAGAAACAAGATGGATTATATCGACAGGGAAATGGGAATGATTCCGCAGTTGTACGAAATCGCTTGCAAACTTTTTGAAAACGATGTAGAAAAGCTGAAATCTGAATGGGAATCAGTAGTAGCTTAAAATTTAATCAAATGGATAGCATCTACCAAACGGTAGGTGCTATTTTTATACCCATTTTTAGGAGGTAAACGATGGGATATGGCGGATATTTAGTAAAGTTTGGCAATTATACCATACCGAACAGTTTAATAAAGCAGGACACGTTTAGTTCCTATGTGAACATGCAAGACAAAGACCCATGGACGGATGAAAACGGATATGAGCATCGTGATGCCGTGGAACTGAAAGCCTTAAAGGTTGAGTTTGAAACCAAAGCCATGCTGACCGAAAAGCAGTTTGATGATTTTTGGAAGAATATTGAAAAGAACTATACCAAGGCAAAGGAGCGTGGTGGCTATATCACGGCATATGTACCGGAGAAACGCGGATATGTGACACAGTACGGATATATCGCTGACATTCAGCCTACGTTCTATTCTGTGGCACATGGGAAGATAAAATACGACGCAATCAAATTTTCGTTTGTAGGTGGTGTATATGATAAATAGCAATTTGAAAGAAAAGTATTGGGATTCCGCGACAGATAAGCAGATGGTCATATCTGTTGTTGGAACGAATCAGAAAATAGACAATTCGATGCTTGAAATCGGTACGTTTGCGCTTGAAGAAAGTCTTTGTTCGGAGTCTGAATTAAAGTTTGGAGCGTGCGAAGCGAATTGCGTAAAATTCACAGCAAGAAACACCGCAGGAAACATTATTGGAAAGACAATCTCTATCGAAGAAACGATTGACGGAGATAGCGAAAATCCGATGCCATACGGAGTTTTTAAGGTTGCATCCGATGTTCCTACGGCTGACCGAACAAAAAGGCAGATTACGGCATATGACGCTATGTATGACATTATCAATACGGATGTAAAATCTTGGTATGCAGGACTTAGCTTTCCAATGACACTTAAGCAGTTCCGTAATAGCTTCTTTGCACATCTTGGAATTGCGCAAGTTGAAACAAGCCTTGTCAATGATTCCATGACGGTCAACAAGACGATTGTAGCCACACAGACGGACGATTCAAGCGCGGTCACAGAAGAATCCGCTATCAGTGGAAAAACGGTTGTAACGGCAATATGTGAGATTAACGGATGCTTTGGAAATATCAACCGAGAGGGCAAGTTTGAGTATGTCTTTCTGAAAGCAATCACAAGCGCACTTTATCCGGCAGAAGATTTATTTCCGGCAGACAATTTGTTTCCGTCTGACGCAAATACAGAGTCCATGACCGGACACTATATCACGTTTGATTATGAGGACTTCCAAAGCAAGGCGATCACACAGCTTGAAATCAAGACAAGCGGAGATAATTCCGGTGCTATTGTTGGAACTGCCGGAAACAACTATTCGATTACAGGAAACTTTCTTGTATCAGATAAGACCGGAGCGGAACTGGAACAGATTGCAAATAACCTATTGCCTATTATGGCACAGGCGGCATATACACCGATTAAAAGTTGCACCTGTGTCGGAAATCCATGTCTGACACTTGGGGAACCAATCCGATTCAATACCACGAGAGAGATTGTTGAAACGTATCTATTGCAACGCACTTTAACCGGAGTACAAAGCAAGAGAGATTCAATCTCGGCACAGGGAACGCAGACGCACTCTGCAAAGGTCAATTCTATCAGAGACACGATTGAAAGCGTGGAAAGACGTACCGGAAAGCTAGAGAGGAACGCAGACCATCTTCAATCCACGTATGAGGATTTAGAGGAACAGACAAATACCAAGTTTGAGCAGACCGAAAAAAGCATTTCTGCAGAAGTCAACCGCGCACAAAAAGCAGAGGGACAATTAGACGCATCATTGGAATTGAAACTTGGAAGAGATGAAAACGACCAAGTCGTTTCGATGATTAATGCAAGTGCCGACCAGATTACGCTTAGCGGAAACAGACTCATAGTCAACAGCAATAACTTCCAGCTTGATGGCGATGGCCGAGTGTCAATCGTTGATTCATTGAACTTTATTGCAACGTCACAAGGAGATGACCTTGTAATTATTGGTCTCGATGCAAGAGGAAGGCCAATGCTGCAGAACATACGCATCGATCTAAACTCTGTAACAGATCAAGATGGTGTAGCCATAGGTGACCATGCTAGCACTGCAGATCATGCGACAACCGCAGACTCTGCAACAACTGCAGAAAGTGCAAGGCAGTGTATAATGGCATCAACCGCGCATTATTTGCAAGGTATTGGACTATCCGATTATGTACGAATTTCAGACAACGGAAATTTAATCCCAAGTTCTAGTTCTGTGTACTGTGGAACTAACCCCAATCCATTTGCCGGAGGGTATTCTTCCGGTGGTTGGAAAACAACGTCTGATGGCAGAAAGAAAAAGGATTTTCGAAAACTGTTAGAGGATGATCGGTTTGAGAGATTTTTTGAGTTGCTGCAACCGATGGAATATCGGCTCATAGAAAATGATGAGAAAATGCACATGGGATTTGTTGCGCAGGATGTAGAACAGGCAATGACGGATTGTGACATATCTGAAAATGAGTTTTACGGACTGGAACATGCGGTATTCTCCGAAAAAGATTTTGAATCTAACGAGGAATGGGAAAAATTCTTAAAGCAGAATGGTGGAGCAAATGATATGTATACATTGTGCTATCAAGAGTTTATTGCGCTTAACACTGCCATGATACAGAAATTGCAGGACAGATGTAACGATTTTGAACGCAGACTATCCGCGTTAGAAAGGAAGTGATCAGATGGCATATCAGAAAATCTATAGCCGCGAATATTGGGAGAACCTTCCAAGCGAAAAGACCGCAATTAATCGAAATAGGCTGAACAACATAGAGGGCGGCATTGATGCAATCGACGATCGTGTGTGCGCACTCGACACCACGAAAGTTGACTTGACCAAAGCTAACGAACTTGTAAAGGAAATCCTTTGGGATGAATCCAACGGAACGCTGACGGTCGTTAAGATGAATGGTTCCAAGGCGGTCATTGATACCAAGTTGGAGAAGCTGGCGGTCAACTTCAAGTACAATCCGGAAAGTCAACAGTTGGTAATCACGCTTGACGATGGCACCACGCAGAATGTTGATTTATCTGCACTGATTACACAATACGAATTTACGGATTCTGATACAATCGCATTTGCAATCGGCAGTGACGGTAAGGTGTCCGCAATCGTGAAAGAGGGAAGTATCCAAGAAAAGCATCTGCGCCCGGATTATCTTGCAGATATTAAAGTGGAATCTGCCAAGGCTGTAGCATCTGCCAAAAGTGCAGGAGAATCCGAAACCAACGCGGCAAAATCTGCTACAGACGCCAAGGACAGCGCAGACCGAGTGCAGGAAATCGAAAACGAGATTAACAAGAAACTCACAATGACAGAATTTGATGTGAATGAGGATGGGGAGTTGATTTACACGGACAATTCTGCTTATAACTTTGTCGTTGACAATGACGGAAATTTAAATTGGGAGGTGGCTTAAATGGCTATAGCAGGAAGAGTGGCAATTGTGCCAAAGGGCGATTGGAGCGCAGATGCTACATATAAGAGATTGGATGCAGTGACTTATAACAATACGCTTTATTTCGCAAAAAAGGAAGTTCCAGCAGGAACGGCAACGAGCAATACAGAGTATTGGTCTAAGTCTATCGTGGGCGGTGCTGGTGCAATCGCAACGAAAGAGGATGCCGGGATTGTGAAACCGACAGACGGACTTTCGATTGCAGAAGATGGAACGCTTAAAGTTAACATTGATGGCGCAACGCTTACAATGGATCAGGTCAACAATGTTATTAAGTTGGCTGACACTTTAAAAGAGAAGATCAATGGGGCGTTCCCTGCAGCCAATGTGGTAAACAACCAGGTAACAACGGAAACGGGATATGCACTGGACGCGCGGCAGGCAAATCCGAATCTGGACGGCACGTTGGCCAAGCAGGTAGCTGATTTAAACGGCAGTTTAAATAAGGCTGATGAAAATGCTCTTGGTAACTGGATGGTTGGGTATTCTGTTTTGGGTGCAGGCTTTGTCATC